CTACGATCTTTTGCGTATTTGTATAATCCGCTTGCTCTAAAGTCGCTTTCTCTTGAGCTCTTATTAATCTAGCTTGTGTCTCTAATTGGTAATTTTGTGCAGCACTTGCAGTAGCTTGCCCTAATACATTCTGTACCGGAGCCATAGCACCTGCTGGACTGCTGGCACCACCCAATTTCGCACTAAGCATTGGATTTAAGCCTGCCGCAATTAAATCCTTAACTTCACGTTGATGAGCAGTACTGCTCATACGTTCTTGGAAACCCATTTGGGCTTCCGCTTGTCTAGCAGAGGCTTTATTAGCCTCACTAGCACCCATATATGAACCTACCGCCCCAATCGCTGATGGGGCTAAACTAGACCAACTAAATGGATCTGACTTTGCACTAGATTCTGCAACTAAATCCTGTATGGGACTGCCATGACCTCCTTGGTCAGCGTCCCAATTCGGAATAACAGGGGGAATTCCTTGACTAGCAAGAGCAATATTCCCCACTGTACTAAGAATAGATCCAAACATATTAAAAATGGTCGATCAAGCCGGGTACGGAGTACATCGGCATAGGGCGAGCCATAGTAACATCAAAGAAACTATCGAATAAAAACTGCTGTCCGTTAGCAGCTGCACCAACAGCAACCACACGATCAACAGGTGGTGTATCTTGAATAAACGTATTATTCAAAGTTGGCAATGAAGTAAACTTCTGAGCCAAATGCCAAGCATCTAACGTACCACTTGTAGTTGATCTAAATAAACCAGTAATCATCGATGGCTTATAACGATACTCAGCCCATCTCTCCTGATAACCAAAAACATCATTATCTGCACTATTACCGCGTGCATAAATCTCTTTATTAAGAATAGCTTGTTCACCAAGCGTAGCAAATGCAGGAAAATAAAAATCATAACGTGTAGACCTTGACCACATACGTGGAAGGCCCTGCTGATAAGTTAGATCAGCACGAACCGACACTAAACCGATAATAACACCATGCTCTACAAAGCTTTGCGTAAAGCCATGACCACTTGCGAGTGACGTGCCCATAGCCGCAAGATTACCCAGAACTGTAGAACCTCCAGAAAGATTGGTCGCACTCGTTTGGGCAATAGGATTGATATTAACAACAGTGGAACCGCCACCAAGATACTCAGGACGCTGCAAACGAGCGTCTGGACTAATAACTCCAAAATGAGAACGAATAATTTCAGTATAACGTGTACCTCCACGAGCGTCCCTTTCTAATAATTTCTGAATCTGAAATGACTGACGTAACTGATTAATTGTTGCTGCAGTTGCTTGACTTAAATCAGCATACAACTGATCTGCTTGATTACCAGCTACAGTACTTAATATAGCAGCGGGTTGTGATCCAATATACATCTGTTTATAACCAGAAGCTTGTGTCGAATACACGCTCATTACAGAAGAACCCGGTGTACCAGATGTTGAAATTGGTGCTGAGGTTCCTAATGGAAGTGTAACAGAGGCACCTTTCTGAGGCCAAGGTAATGCACTAGTAAAATAATCATGACGCTTACCGCGCCGTAATAATGCATAATCTGTATATGTATCAGGTCCATCACCTTTGTGGACCGTTACAGAATTCTGCATGTTCTGGTCTCTAAACCACTCGTTATAAATCAATGCGTAAGCACGTGGCCAAAATGCACAAACACTAACAGTATTTCCTGAACCTACCTGTCCAACAGTAGGCAAACCCATATAATCATATAAACCACCAGTAGGAAACCCGTTAGCAGGGCTAACAATCTGAGGAACAGTATAAGAAATAGAATCACCCGGATCTTCTTGTTCACCCATAAACTTTTGCCAATTATTCCAAATTAAACGATTGGGCACAAAGAAAAAGAAACTATCCAAATGCATGTTATCCATGATTGGATATAAAGGAGTAGCAAGACGGGCAAAAGCCGTCATCTTTAAATTAAAAGTATCGCCCGGTAGTACTTCGTCAACATACACAGGAATCAGATAGCCTGCATCAAAAGTTGTCTTATGAGTCTTTTGTGCTTTGAACTTACTACGGGGAATATCCGCTTTAGGAATCATTGCAAACTGATGCACATCTACCGAACGATTGCG